TTAAATGTATATCAATTATAATTGTTATCTTTGATTAATAAATTATAAAAAAAGTTATGGACAATATACCTTTTAAAAATAATGATATCATGAAGCTAAACGGAAAGTTTGGTGGTGATGATGGCAAAAAAAATAAGAAAAAAAAATGGGAGGAAGTTTATTATAGTCCTAGTCCTGGTAAAACATATTTGGATGCAAAATCGAAAACGACTCCAAGAAAAGATGTGTTAAAAGCATCAGACGAAAGATACGGAACTGTGTATAAAAAAACAAAATATGATAGACATGGGGGAGTGATATCTGATAAGGACGTTATAACTGATCCTTCTGGGAATAAAACAATTGTCAAGAGCAATCGTAAGAAGATAAAAGTCATAGAAAAAGATCCTTCTGGTAAAGTGATTAGTAAAGGATTTATTTAAATCATAAAAAAGTCATGGATAATATACCTTTTAAAAACAAAGACATCATGAAGCTAGACGAAAAGTTTGGTGATGGCAGAGGCAAGAAAAAGACCGTTCAAGTTGAATATGGAATAGACGGTCAAAATGTTTCTTTTGAGGGTACTATAATGGAGAACCCAAGAAGAACTGTGATGAAGGTATCAAATCCAAAGTATGGGTCCGTTGTTGAGAGAGAGAAGTTTGACAAGGAGGGTAATTTAAAGAAAAAAGTGATTATTGACAGGGATGCTTCTGGGAAGGTAATTCAGAAGCGAAAAAGAATATATAGAGATTAAATGGAAATACTTTTTCAGTTTAGTCTGCCTTACGGTTTGAATGTCGGTTTTGAGTATTATAGGGCAGATGACGAGATAAGTATAAATGAGTTTCATTTTAATTTGTTAATTTTTAAAATTATGATATTATGGCAAAGATGAGAACAGGCCGAAAAAACGGTGGACCTGGCGACCCACCAGAAAAGACAAATGGAGATGGTGGAATTGTAAGGCTGCCTATGCGTAGTCCACAACAGGCTGTTAGGGATTTGGTGGAATCTCAAAATCGGAAGATGATTGAGCAGAGGTATGGTAAAAATGCATATAAGTACTCAATGAACCCTGAAACAGATGAAACTGTTGCTTATTCTGGATACATGGGTAAATCGAAAGGATTAGAGGGCTTTAAAGATAAGCTTGAAGGAGGGTCAGGAAGAATGAGTAAATCTGACTATGATAAAATAGTAGCATACAATCAAGCGCAGCTGCAAAAACAAAGAGAATACGACAAGGCTAGACGAGACATAATTAATCAAAATACAGCTGCTACTAGAGGCTATGAACAAAGAAAAGCTGCTCAAGCCCAAGGGGTGAAGAATTATGAAGCTGCTATGGCTGAAGGTGGATATTATGATGTTACTGATTGGGAAAATAGAAATAAGCCTGGTTCAAAAGTAGATGATATATCAAGAGCTTGGTATTCTGAAGGGAGATTTCTTACTCCTAGCGAGCAGGAGAAATATGTTAAAATGCATCCAGATATGTATAAGAATATGCTTCCAGGAAGTAAAATACTTATGAGTGATCCTGAGTGGATTCCTTATGCTACTACTGAACCAGGTGAGAAAAAGAAGAGACTTGAAAAAGAAATATATGAGTCAGAATTAAAAAGACAAGGAGAAAGTTTGCAAAAGCAACCAGGTATGTATGGCCCTAGAGAGAAATATATTCTGACTAAAGCTATAGGCAAGCCAGCACCATTTACAGAAGAAGCTCCAACGTTACAGGATGTTCCTGAAGAAAGAGGTGATGAGTATTATAAATACAAGGCTCAACCTGTTCTTGAGAAAACACGACAATTTAAATTAAGGGGGCCAAAAATAAAAGAGCCAACAGATCCAGGATATAAAGATCCTGAAAAAGTTAAAAAAGAGCGAGATTTTGGCAGGCCTAAAGGAAAAAATATACATCTCCATCCAGATCAACGAAAAGAAGAGATGGAGAAAAAAAGAACAGCAAGAAAACAAAGAAGGCAAGAATATATTTCTGACCTTATGTCTGGCTCTCTACCTACAAGTTACAGGAGAGAGGGTAAAATGGCAAAAGCATATTTTGGAGAGGGTGAGCTAGGTGATTCATACGAAGGAATGAATAGGAAGCAGATACAAGAGGAAAAGCAGTCGCTTAAAAAAATGCTGAAAGAGGGAGGTATGAGTAGAGAAGCTACAGCTATTACTAGAGACGAAATTAAAAGAGCCAATCTTGCCCAGAAGTATTTAAAAAAGGCATTCGGAGGAAAAGACGAAGCTTCAAGGATAGAGCCAGGTGCTTTACCGTCAGAATATGGAGGTTACCAGAGTAAACATATGAAAAGGGGAATAAGATCTTTTACTCCAGAAAAAATGAAAAACTATCGTGCTCAACAGGTATTTGATAGAAAAAAAGCTGCTCAGGCTGCTTTGGAAAAAGAGATATCTGACCCTAACTACACAGGCCTTACTCCTGATGAGTATGCGAGAGCTGTTGTTGAAGGCTATGCAAAAAGAAAAAAAATAAAATAAAACCTAAAACTAGAGAGAAAGGGCTGTAAAAGGCCCTTTTTTATTGCCAAAATGTTAGTTTTTTAGTATTTTTGCTTAAAAATTTAATAAAATGGTAGTAAAACATGTTCATTTAGGCCAAATCGGCCAATCAAAACTAAAATCTGGAATTAAAAAGATCGCTGGGGCGGTCAAAAGCACGTTAGGTGCTAGAGGTCGGACTGTATTAATAGAGTCTGAGCATCATGTAGGTGGTATTACAGTCACAAAGGACGGTGTAACGGTAGCAAAGTCAATTAACTTGTTTGATCCGACAGAAAATCTGGCTGTCATGATGATGCGACAGGCTGCTGAGAAAACTGCCACTGTTGCTGGAGATGGTACTACTACAAGTATAGTGTTAGCAGAGGCTATATTAGATGCTTCTGAGGAGCATATGCCTGAGAATGCAAATGTCACTCAAGTTATTAGAGATATCAACGATATTGCTGAGGAGGTTTCTAAATTTTTAAAGAAAAGCAGCAAGAAAGTCACTGGCAAAAGGCTGTTGGATGTAGCTACAATCAGTTCAAACAATGATAAGGAGTTGGGGTCTATGATTGCTGGTGCATTTAAGGAGGTTGACGTTGTAAACGTGGAGAACAGCATGAACAGTTCTACATATGTAGAGATCATAAAGGGCATGAAGATAGACAGGGGCATGACTTCTCCATATTTTGTTACAGATCAAAAAAAGAGCGAATGTGTTTTAGACAATCCATATGTTCTTATTACAGATCATGAGATAAACAATCTTATTGTTATAGAGGAGATATTAAAGTATTGTGTTGTAAATCAAAAGCCGCTATTGATTATTGGCACTTTAGGTCCTAATGCATTAAACACTTTGAATTTAAATGTCGCTAAGGGTCAGATCAAGGCTTGTAATATAATACCACCATCTTTTGGTTTTAGGACTAAAGACTTGTTAGATGATTTAGCTGCTGCTTTGGGAGGCACATTTTTCTCTGAAGCTACTGGTGATGATCTTTCTCTTGCTAGGATTGATGATCTTGGTAGAGCCAATAAGATTGTTGTTAGCAAGGGGATGTCTGTCATCATGCCAAATGCTGATAGGGAGCAAAACATCAATGACAGGATACATATGTTAAAGGAATCGAAGTCAGATAATGAGTTTAACAAGGAGATGATGGACTTTGTAAATGAAAGGATAGCCAATCTATCTGGCGGTGTTGGTGTTATATATGTAGGTGCGTTAAGTGACATTGAGCAGAAGGAGAAGAGAGACAGGGTTGATGATGCTGTGTGTGCGGTTCAGGCTGCTTTGGAGGAAGGTATACTTCCTGGAGGTGGTATTGCTTTAAAGAGCTATGCAGACATGGTTATGAACAAACCTGTAGGTATTGCTGAAAAAATAATGTTTGATGCGTTGCAAGCACCATTTAACCAGATAATTGAAAATGCTGGAAAAAACATTAATGATGTTGTCATGGATATGTTACCATTTGAGAACGAGGGTTATGATGTTAAGAATGACAAGCATGGCGATATGTTTAAAATGGGTATTATAGATCCTGCTAAGGTTACAAGGAATGCATTGTTGAATGCTGTATCTGTAGCAACAACTATTATGAGTACTAACGCAATAATAACAAATGTAAGAGCAGATGAAGGTATTAAGTAAATTTGTATTGGTAAAAAAACATCCAGAGTCCAGGGAGACTTCTGGTTTTATGTATGGCATTGGTGATACTAGAGAGTTAAGGTATCACATGGCAGACATTGTTGATCTTGGCGACATGGTAAAAGGAATGAAGTCTGGAGATAAAATTTTGTTTGACAAGGTTGCTGGACATGATGTGCTTATCAATGAAGATAGGTTAACAGTTATTCAAGAAAAGGATATTGTTTGCGTTTTTCCTTAAGTCCTTCGTTATGATCTTTTATAGCGATTGCTAAGGTTTTATGACTATATGGGGCGTTCTTAAGGAACGCCTTATTTCTTCTTGTAGATTCTGGAATAGGCTCTAGTCCTAATAATTTTTTGTATACGCTATTTATCATTTTTTTTGCCTTATGTGTTAGGTCATATACATTAGGTTCTCCAGTCCATCTTTTTCTCCATATATATATAAAGCCTCTATCTTCTAGTCGTTTCATCATCTTAGCATCCCAAGACATGAAGTTCATTCTATTCATTACATCTGTACGAGTAAAAAGTTTTTCTGAGTATAGATATAGTAGTAGTTCTAGTTCTGCTGAAGATTTTAGTTCATAGTTTACTATGGCCCATTTTTTAATTAGTGTCCAGTTTTTAAGAAAGTCAAATTCAGGCACAGCACCTTGGTATCTTCTTTCCGTTTTCTTGATGTTTCTACGGATCTTTCGTTTCATTTTATTATATTTGTATTTACAAAGATACCTATAAATGGCTAAAGATGCATGTTACAATAAGGTAATGAAGTCATACGGTAAGTGGTCTGCTAGGGCTGCTCAGGCTGTGGCTAAATGCAGAAAGTCAAAAGGGGACGTAAGAAAGACAGAGGCTGGATCAAGTTTGAAGAGGTGGGAAGCTGAGAAGTGGGTAGACACTAGAACTGGCAAGCCATGTGGTGCTGGAGGCAAGAATGAGTACTGTAGACCAACAAAAAAAGTTTCGAAGTCTACACCTAAAACTGTCGGAGAGATGTCTAAGAGTGAGCTTTCAAGAAAGAAGGCAGAGAAGAAAAAAGTAGGTATGGGAGGTGCTGGAGGAAGAAAAGTTAAACCATTAAAAAGATAGATATGCCAACTGTTAAATGTAAAGACGGAAGTGTAAAGAATTATGCTTATGACACCATAGGTAAGATCAAAATGGATCAAGCAAAGATGGACACTAGGTCTAAAGGAATGAAGGTTGTTAAAAATAGCAAGAAGTATTAATAATGGCCTCTAGAGTGAATAAAGAGTCTATGGCTTGCAATAAGCCTAGGAAATCTCCTAACCCTAATAAGAAGAAAGTCGTAAAGGCTTGCGAGGGAGGACAGGAGAAGATTATTCATTATGGTTCTGCAGGCTATGGTCATAACTATAGTGCTGCTGCTAGAAAGAGCTTTAAGGCCAGACATAAATGTGGTACTGCTAAGAGTAAGTTAACTGCAAGATATTGGGCCTGTAAGGATTTATGGGCTGGCAAGGGTGGAGACACACAGAGTTCTCCTAAGTCAAGACAAGGAAAATACTAGTTATGTATATTATGAAAAATCATAGAGGTTTAGGAGACACTGTAGAGTCTATCACGAAGGCTACAGGTATAAAAGCTGTTGTAGAGGCTGGCGCAAAAGTTTTAAAAAAAGACTGCGGCTGTAGTCAAAGAAAAGATAAATTAAATAAAATGTTTCCATATGGGAAGAAGTAAAACGTCCAAGTATTATGCCGAGAACCCTGAGGCTGCTGAGAAGCGCAGGGAGTATCAGAGAAAGCTCAACAAGACTGAAGAGCAAAAGAAATATAGAGCTGAACATCAAAAAGAAAGAAGAAGGAGAGGTATTGATGGTAAGGGAGGAGACGATGTTAGTAAGAAAAAAAATGGTAAATTTGTACTTGAGAGTCCTTTTAAGAATAGGGCTAGAAATGGTGCTAACGGAAAAAGTACGAAAAAATAATAAAAGATGGCGAATTTAAAATTACAAACAAGCAGAGCTTTAGCAGTAACTCCAAGTAATACTGATAATATCCAATACCCTGGAGACCTTACTGCTGCTCCTAACCGAGCTAATTGGGCATGTGTTCTTTATATAGGTGGTGCTGGAGATGTTAAGGTTACAACTGCTGGTGGTGACGACATTGTTTTAGTTGGTTTAGCTGCTGGGACTTTTGTTCCTGTAAATGTTGTTAAGGTATGGCTTACAGGCACTTCAGCTACCAACATAGTAGCTCTATGGTAGTATGTCTATAGCTATATCAATATCAAACAGTGTAAAGGGATCTTTGATCCCAGGCGGAGGCGGAACGCCTTTTGTTAATGAGTATTCCTTGAGCTTTGATGGTGTCTCAGATTATGCACTGGGCGGTTCTACATTCAGCACATTGAATGGAGCTACAAAAATGAGTTTATCTTGCTGGGTGAAACCTACATTGAATTCAATTGATGAAGTGATAAGCTGTGGATATGCAAGTGGAGTCTTATTCCAATTAAGAATTTACAATACAGGAGTTGTAAGATTTCAATTTAACACTACAAGCTTTTACACTACAACAGGAGCAGGCGCAATTTCTGCTAATGTATGGAGTCATATATTAATTTGTATTGATAAGACACTAGGCACAAGCGCAGAAAGAGGACGCATTTTTATTAATGGAGTTGAGAATCAATCTAATAATTTGAATACCGTTGCAATGGGAACAGCAACCACCCCTTTATATATTGGAGTAGGTTATGGAATTACAAATCCTTATGAAGGATTAGTGGATGAGGTTGCAATTTGGAGTGGAACGGATTTAAGAAGTGAATCAAGTTCTATCTATAATGGAGGCGTTCCTTTTGATCTTGCTACTTATTCAACAGTCCCAGATCATTATTATAGAATGGGAGATGGAGATACTTGGAAAGAAAATTTGTTTTTACGTTCAAATGATTTTACGAATGCTTATTGGGCAAAATCAAATGTAACTTTAACACCAAATGCAATTGATTCACCAATAGGAACTTTAACTGCTACTAAATTAGTTGAAACTGCTGTAAGTGGTATACATTTAGTTCAAAAGGGTTCAACGGCTGTGCCTTTGCCTATAACTAGGAATGCATCTATATATTTAAAAGCAGGAGAAAGAACACAAGTTTATCTTGATTATAATTTTGGCTTTGGATATAAAAACACAATAGTAGATTTAAGTAGTGGTAGCATTGTTTCTAGTACATTCACAAACACTCCAACATTAACAGATCAAGGAGATGGATGGTATAGATTCGACTATTATGAAACAAATACGAGCACAAGTGTGACTCCTTTAAGAGTGTTTATATATAATGGTGGAATATCTTATTTAGGTGATGGCACAAGTGGGGTTTATATTGCTGGAGCTCAATGGGTGGATAGTACTGAAGTAGGTAATTATGTAGAAACAACAACAAGCGTACTCCAAAATTGGACATTGAGTGATAATGTTGGGGCTTATGATTTAAATTCTGTATCAATGCCAGAGGAGGCGAGACTTCCAATATCTCCAAACTCATATAGTCAATACAGCTTTGTATTTGATGGAATTGGAGATTATATATATGCTGGGACATCATCTCTTGGAATCACTGGGGCAATCTCAGTCTCTGCATGGGTAAAAATACCGACAACAAATACAGGAGGTGTATCTTCGCCTTATATTCAAGTCATTGCTTGTGAGGACAATACAAGTGGAGGTCAAAGAAATTGGAATTTATACTGGAGAGGTACTGGATACAATTATTTTGCTTGGATTATTCATCACACAAATTTGTCAATTTCATCAGTTACAAGTATAGGCGTAGTTCCAAATGATGGACAATGGCATCATTTGTTAGGCACGTTTGATGGCACAACAAATGTCAATGGAATTAAATTATATGTTGATGGAGTATTAAATAATCAAGCAACTGCATTAAGTACTGGAGTAAATTCTTATGCAACTACTGAAGCAACCATAGGAGCAACTACTGGTGGTGGTAGTTGGAGATTAGAGGGAACTATTGACGAGGTTGCTGTTTGGAATACTGACCAAAGCTCAAACATATCAACTATTTATGGGAATGGAGTTCCAACAGATATCTCTTCACTTTCTCCATTAAGTCATTGGAGGATGGGTGAGAATGCAACTTGGGATGGAGCTAATTGGACATTGACAGACCAAGGTAGTGGAGGCAATGATGCAACAAGTGTTTCAATGCCAGAGGAGGCAAAAACAGGAGATCAACCTTATGTAATATAAAAAAATAGAAATTATGCACAATTATCCAGCAGATTATAAATATGGAATCATTCTAACAGCAGATATGGGAGGAGTGGACTTCTCTCAAGTATATCCAAAAGATTCAAGTCAAGTAAGATACTCACTGGATGGGACTCAGTTTGTAATCAAGTGGGATGAGGATCATGAGCCAACATTCATCACTGATGGGACTGTCACTCCAGCATCTATATTGTCTCACTCAGATTGTTTGGTATTGATGAGCACTCCAGAATGGAGCTCACCTGATGAGTAAGCATGTTTAAAGTAATTCCATATATATTTTTAATAGTATTAATTATATCTTGCAGCCCTCAAACAAGATTTAATAGACTCATTAAAAAACATCCAGAACTACTTACAAGTGACACTTTAATTATACATGATACTATAAGAGATACTATTATTATTGAAATACCAAAAGTTGAAGTAGACACATCTTTTCATATTGATAGCATATATGACACTGTTTATATAGAAAAAGAAAGACTTAAAATAAAGATAGTTAGAAAGTTAGATAGTATCTATGTTGACGGAAAATGTGATACTATATATATAGAAAGGCCTTACGAGAAAATTATAGAAAGAAAGATCCCTATAAAGTACTATGAAAAGAAGCGTTGGTACGATAAGTATAAATACTTAATTCTGATTTTTTTATTAACTTTACTTATTATATATATAAGTAAAAAGAAAAAATGAAAACAAAAATAATCCTTGGCTCATTCTTGGCAGTATTAAGTCCAGTTAAACCAATGATATACATAGCTTTGTTATCTATTTTTATTGACACTGCATTTGGTATATGGCGTAGTGTTAAGAAGGGTGGATGGAAAGCGATTAGATCTAGAAGATTATCACATACAATTTCAAAGTCATTACTTTATTCACTAGCTATAACATTTGTTTATTTGATAGAGAAGTTCATAGCTGCTGATTTGGTTGCACATTTTATATCTATTGAATTAATTATGACAAAGGTTGTTGCGCTAGGATGTGTTTTTGTTGAGATATTATCTATAAATGAAAGTTATAAAGATGTTACAGGGGTAAATATATTAAAATCTCTACGTTCTTTTGTTACAAGAGCAAAAGAAGAAGCATCAAAAATAACAAAATGAAAACAGTGTTGATGATAATGTCTATATTAATATCATCAACAATAATTTTAATTCTTATATCCTATGTTATTAGATCTAAAAAAAATTAACCAACAACCATTGGACTTTGATGAATATATCAGAGAGAAGCACGAAAAAACTCAAATAGTACTCCATCACACTGCTGGTAATTCATCTGGAGTAAATACAATCAGACACTGGAATAATGACAAGAGAGGAAGGATTGCAACTTGTGTCACAATATCTGGAAAAGGTAGTAGTAAAAACAGTTATGATGGGGAGATTGTTCAGGCATTTAGCTCCAGATATTGGGCTTATCATTTGGGATTGAAATCAGACGTATTCAGATCCTTTGGGTTGCCATATAAAAGCATTGATAGAATATCAATTGGAGTGGAGATATGCAACTGGGGGTCATTAGAAAAGCGTGGAGATAAGTTCTATAACTATGTGAATAGAGAAGTTCCTTTAGACCAAGTATGCGAACTAGATGAGCCATATAAAAGAAGAAAATACTATCATAAATATACGGATGCACAAATTGAATCAGTTAGACAGTTACTTGTATATTGGAATAAAGTTTATAACATTCCTTTAGATTATATTGAGGAAAACATGTGGGATTTATCAAAAGATGCTTTGAGCGGAAAGCCTGGAGTATATACTCATAATAGTTATAGAAAAGACAAGAGTGATATTTCACCTCAGCCAAAAATAATTAAAATGTTATCCGAATTATGAAAAAACAAAAAGAAGGACAGGCTTTCGAAAAAAAGTTTATTAGTAGGCCAGGTATTCATGCAAAAACAAAACAGTCAAGCTTAAAATCAAGTAAGCTATATCGAAAGGCATACAGGGGTCAAGGAAAATAACTATATTTGTAAAAAGAAATCATGGCAAAAATAAATTCATATTCTACAGCGACACCAGCATTAAATGATTTATTGTTAGGTACAGATAGTGATGCTGCTAATGCAACTAAAAACTTTACGATAGAGTCATTAAAAGATTTTATCATATCTTCTACTGTCCCAACTACCGCATCTGATCCTGGTACTGCTGGCATGTTGGCATATGATGCTGACTATTTATATGTATGTATTGCCACTGACACTTGGAAAAGAGTAGCTATAGCTACCTGGTAATATATAAATTAAAATAAAATAAAATGAAAAAATTAGATCAAAAGGATCTTGACAATCTTGTTGAATCAAACAGACGTTACAGAGATCTTAAATTCGAAATCGCTGATATAGAAATGACATTCGAGCGATTAAAAAATCAAAAAATCAGTATTATGGCTAACCTTGAAGTTGCTGCTCATGATTTATCAAAATTACAGGGAGAGATTCAAGAAAAATATAAGGCCAATAATATAAATCTAGCTACAGGTGAATATAATTAGAAAGATAGGCGTAGGTCCAGACTATATGAAGTGTATGAACTATTCTATAGGCCAGGAGGTGCTAAATAGGCAATATGTCATACATCATATTAAGGCTACTAATGAAGGCTATGAAGTTTGGATAAAGAAAGATGATGAGATTGTATGTTGGAAGAATTTTTCTATATCTATGCCTGTATCTTTAGAATATAAAATAGATTTTTAAATGAAGTCTCCATATTGCTTTATCATCAAGGCTGCTGATGGGAGGCGATATGATAATATCAGAAATTACGAAGGTAAAGAGTTTATCATAAGTTCCTCTCAAGAAGATCATAAAACATCTAACAGATTTGCTACTGTTATATCTACCCCTATATATTATGACGGACCTATAAAGGCTGGTGATAGTATTGTTGTTCATCATAATGTTTTTAAATTCTATTATGATATGAAGGGAAGATTAAAGAGCAGTTGGCATCATTTAATGGATGATTATTTTATAGTAGAGAAAGAACAAATATATTTATATTCAAGTGACAATAAATTATGGGAAGCTCCTTCTCCATATTGTTTTGTAAGACCCATCCCCTCTGAAGATAAAATGTTCAGTTCGACATCGGGACTAGAAGAGCTTTGGGGGGAGCTGGTCTTTAGTAATAAAGATCTGCCAGAGGCATCTGAGGGTGATCTTATTTCGTTTACTCCAGATAGTGAATATGAGTTCAATATAAACAATGAGATTTTATATAGAATGTATAACAGGAACATATGTCTAAAAAAATAGAAATACTTGAAGCTGCAAAAGTTGCTATAGATGAACTTATAAAAGTGCTAAAAGAGCCTATAATAACACATATGGAGGCAGATGTGACAGCTGATAAATTAAAGAATGCTGCTTCAGCTAAGAGATTAGCTTTTGAAGATGCATTATCTATGCTTCAAAAGATTGAGCAAGAAGAGAATGAACAGAAACCAGCTGTTGAGGTTACTATTGGAAATAAAGGTTTTGCAGAAGGAAGAGCTAAAGGTGGGAAATAGTCTATACAATATCGTTGAAAATCATGTACCTATACAGGCATTAACATATAGAAACAATAACAAAAAATGGGAGTATGGGTATGATGAGAAATATGATATTGTTGTAATATCTAAAGACGGTACTATTGGCGAAATATATAATATAAATAATGTTAAAATAGCTCTACCGTTAACGCCTGGCAATATAGACGACAAACAAAACAAATGGTTGCCAGAAGAATATCCTCAAGAGTTAAAAAAACTTAAAACAGTATTTGATTGGAACAGGAAAGATAATGAGTTTAAGTCAAAATATGTTGATCTCATAGAAAGAGAGTTTGACAGAAGGGATGGTGGACATTGGTTTATGAATAATGGTAAACCAACATATATGACAGGTGCTCATTATGTTTATTTGCAATGGACCAAAATAGATATAGGACTACCTGAATTTAGAGAGTCAAATAGAATTTTCTATATATATTGGGAAGCATGTAAGGCTGACAAAAGAGCGTTTGGTATGTGTTACCTAAAGAACAGACGTTCTGGTTTTTCATTCATGGCTTCATCTGAGGCTTGTAACACTGGTACTATAGTAAGGGACTCTAGGATAGGTATACTATCAAAGACTGGTAGTGATGCTAAAAAAATGTTTACCGATAAAGTTGTTCCTATAGTCAGGAATTATCCATTCTTTTTTAAGCCTATACAGGATGGTATGGACAATCCAAAGACTGAGTTGGCATTTAGGGTTCCAGCTAGTAAGATCACTAGGAGAAATATGGATGAAGAAAAGACTGATGACATACAAGGACTTGACACTACTATTGACTGGAAGAATACTGCTGACAATAGTTATGATGGGGAGAAGCTATTATTATTAGTACACGATGAAAGTGGTAAGTGGGAGAAGCCTGAAAATATATTAAACAACTGGAGAGTAACAAAGACATGTCTACGGTTAGGTGCTAAAGTTGTTGGTAAATGTATGATGGGTTCAACATCAAATGCATTACCCAAAGGAGGGCAGAACTTTAAAGATTTATATAACGATAGTCTGCCTGAAAAAAGATCTGCCAATGGACAAACTAAAAGTGGTTTATATTCTTTATTTATTCCTATGGAATGGAATGTTGAAGGGTATATAGACGAGTATGGTCATCCAGTATTTGAGGATCCGTCTAAACCAGTTAAGGGTATTGATGGAGAAATGATAACTCAAGGTGTTATAACTTGGTGGAAAAATGAGGTAGAAGCCTTAAAATCTGATGCTGATGCTTTAAACGAATTTTATAGACAATATCCAAGAACAGAGTCTCACGCATTTAGAGATGAGTCTAAGCGATCTTTGTTTAATTTGACTAAGATATACCAGCAAATAGATTATAATGACTCTCTAATAAAAGAAAAGGTATTAACAAGAGGTTATTTTCACTGGAAGAATGGAGAGAAAGATACAGAGGTTATTTGGACACCAGATCCAAAAGGAAGATTTATTGTATCTTGGATACCTGACAAAAGGCTAAGAAATAAAAAAATAAATAGAAATGGAAAGTTTTATCCAGGAAATGAAGCGTTGGGAGCTTTTGGATGTGACCCTTATGATATTTCTGGTGTCGTTGGTGGTGGAGGCTCTAATGGTGCTTTGCATGGCGTTACTTCGTTTCATATGGAAGAAGCTCCAACGAATGAGTTCTTTCTTGAATATATAGCAAGACCACAGACAGCAGAGATATTTTTTGAAGATGTTCTAATGGCATGTGTGTTTTATGGCATGCCAATACTTGCAGAGAACAACAAAGCTAGACTTTTATATCATTTTAAAAATAGAGGATATAGAGGATATTCAATGAATAGACCTGACAAACATAAAAATAGATTATCAAAAACAGAAATAGAGATAGGAGGAATACCAAATTCATCCGAAGATGTCAGACAAGCTCATGCTTCTGTTATAAATACATATATAGAAGAGCACGTTGGGTTTGATGTTGAAGGCACATATAGAGATCCTGATGTTATAGGGTCAATGTATTTTAGTAGAACTCTTGAAGATTGGGCTAGGTTTGATATAAGTAATAGAACAAAACATGATGCTACAATAAGTTCTGGACTTGCGTTAATGGCTATAAAAAGATATATGTTTACCCCTGAAGTTAAAGAATCAAAAATAAGTATTAAATTTGTAAGATACGACAATAGTGGTAATAGGAGCCAAATAATTAAATAATGCAAAGTAAACCGTCAGTAGTAATTTACCCAGGACAGTTTCCTAATGCCCTTGTTCCTGACGAGCAGAAGCTTACAATGGAATATGGGCGTAGTGTTGGAAAGGCCATAGAGGGTGAATGGTTCAAGAGGAAAAACAATACATGTAGGTTTTATGACCAGTGGGGAGAGTACCACCGACTAAGACTTTATGCTAGAGGTGAACAGCCTGTTCAAAAATATAAAAATGAATTAGCTATTAATGGCGATATGTCAATGCTAAATCTTGACTGGACTCCTGTACCTATTATTCCTAAATTCGTAGATATTGTCGTTAACGGTATGAATGACCGTTTATTTAAGGTAAAAGCTGAAGCTCAAGATGTAATGTCCGCAGAAAAGAAAAGTCTATTCCAAGACATGATAGAAGCTGATATGATTGCTAAAGAATTTTTAGAGATTACAAAAGAACAATACGGTATCGATGCATACAATGTAAATCCAGACGATTTACCTGAAGATGAGCAAGAACTATCATTATACATGCAACTTAAATATAAACCATCTATAGAGATAGCTGAGGAAGTAGCTATAGATACTATATTTAAGATGAATGACTATATAGAAACAAAAAGATTGTTTGACTATGACATGACAACATTAGGCGTTGGAGTTCTTAGACATACTTTTTTATCTAATGATGGTGTAAAAATAGACTATGTTGATCCAGCAAATTGGATTCATAGTTATACAGAGAAAAATGATTTTTCTGATTGTTATTATTTTGGAGAAGTAAAACAGGTTCATTATACAGAGCTCTTAAAGATAAATCCAAATCTAACTAAAGAAGAACTTCAAGAAATTAAAAATTCAAGTTCTGCATGGTACGATCATTTTCCTATAATAAGACAATATCAAGACGATGCGTTTTTAAATGAAGTAGTTACATTATTATATTTCAACTATAAAACGGATATGCGTTTTGTTTGGAAAAAGAAACTGCTTGAAAACGGAGGAGAAAGGGTTATTCAAAAAGACGAAAACTTCAATCCTCCTATGGAAGAAGGCATGATGTTTGAAAGAATAGAAGCTGTTAGGGATACATGGTATGAAGGTATTCTTGTTGCTGGAACAAACATAATGATTCAGTGGCAAATGATGGAAAACATGGTGAGACCTAAATCTGCTACTCAAAAAGCTCTACCAAACTATATAGCATATTCACCTAGAATGTATAAAGGCAATATAGAGTCTTTAGTTCGAAGAATGATACCCTTTGCTGACCAGATACAACTGACACACTTAAAACTTCAGCAGGTAATGGCTAGAGTTGTTCCTGATGGTGTATTTATAGATGCTGATGGAATTAATGAAGTTGATCTTGGAACAGGAGCAGCATACAATCCAGAGGATGCATTAAAGTTATACTTTCAAACTGGTAGTATTATTGGTAGGAGCTACACTCAAGATGGTGAATTTAATAATGCTAGAATACCTATACAGGAATTAAACACAAACAACGGTCAGGCTAAGATGAGTGCGTTAATAAACGTATACAACTATAATCTTAATATGATAAGAAATGTAACAGGTATAAATGAAGCTAGAGATGCCTCTACTCCAGATCCTGATGCTTTAGTAGGTGTACAAAAGTTAGCAGCATTAAATAGCAATACAGCAACTAGACATATCCTTAGAGGTGGTCTTAATGTAACAAAGAGAATGGCAGAGTGTATATCTTTGAGAGTTGCTGATATATTAGAATATGCAGATTTTGCTGAAGAATTTGCCATGCAGATTGGAAAGTATAATGTTGAAATACTAAACGACATACAAGATTTGTATTTGCATGATTTTGGAATTTTTATAGAGTTAGAGCCTGATGAAGAAGAAAGACAACGCCTTGAA